GTAAAGGAGGTTAGTGGAAAGCAATGGATTGAGTACGGAGATGATAACAATTATTTCCAATACCTAATCGACCGCTACAATGGAAGTCCTACCAACAACGCTATTATCAATGGCGTTATTGATATGATTTTCGGCAAAGGTCTTGCAGCAACAGACGCAGCACAAAAGCCAGATGAGTACGCAATGATGATGTCGTTGTTTACCAAGAACTGCGTTAAAAAAGTCGTTAGTGACTTTAAGATGATGGGCAATGCTGCCTTTCAGGTGATTTACAACCAAGACCATTCCAAGATTGTAGGTGTTGAGCATATCCCGGTAGAAACCTTACGAGCTGAACGTGCAAACGAAGACGGATTTATTCCCGCTTACTACTACGCTAAGGACTGGAATCGTGTAGCACAACGCAAGGAGGTACCTGTACGCATTGAGGCATTTGGTATGTCCAAAGCAGGAATCGAGATTCTATACATCAAGCCGTATAAGGCAGGTTACTACTACTACGCACCCACGGACTACCAAGGTTCATTGCCTTATGCCGAATTGGAGGAAGAGGTAGCCAACTATCATATCAGCAACATTAAGAACGGCCTTGCTCCGTCTATGCTGATTAACTTCAACAACGGAACACCAACCGAAGAAGAGCAGACGTTAATCGAGGCACGTATTGCGGATAAGTTCTCCGGTAGTTCGAATGCCGGTCGGTTTATCCTAGCTTTCAACGACAATAAGGAACTTGCCGCAACAATCGAACCCGTACAATTATCGGACGCAAGTGAGCAGTACCAATTCCTTTCGTCTGAATGTACGCAGAAGATTATGGTAGGCCACCGTGTAACGTCTCCGATGCTTTTGGGCATTAAGGACAATAGCGGCCTAGGTAACAATGCTGACGAGTTGAAGACGGCATCTATCCTGTTCGATAACGTGGTTATCCGCCCTTTACAGGAGATTATCCTGGATGCAATAGAGCAAGTGCTATCTTACAACGGAGCGTCTCTAAACATCTATTTTAAGACGTTGCAGCCGTTGGAGTTTAAGGAGGAGATTGTTGCTCCTGCCGAGGTTATTGAAGAGAATACAGGCGTTGAGGATAGCAGCGTTGCTTTGTCTGCTGACGTGTCGGACGAAGTGCTAAACGAAATGTTTGAAACGCTGAACGAGTTTGGCGAAGACGAAGATTTAGACAATTGGGACTTGGTGGACGAGCGCCCGGTAGATTACGAGCAGGAAGAGTATTTGGATTCTATTTTGCAGTTCGCTAAGACCGGGGAAGCATTCCCAAACGCTAAGTCTGACCAAGACGGTGAAACCAAAGACGGCCGCAAGTACAAGATTCGTTACTCCTACGCGCCGGGAACTACCAAGACCAATAGCCGTGAGTTTTGTAAGCTGATGGTAAGCGCAAAGAAGGTCTACCGCAAGGAGGACATTATGCGTATGCGTAAGCAGGAGGTTAACGCTGGCTTTGGCCCACGTGGTGCATCAACATACGACATTTGGTTATACAAAGGAGGCGCACGTTGCCACCACTTCTGGATGCGTAAGACGTACCTGGCAAAAGCCGAAGGCGTAACTCCTGACGCTAAAAACCCGAATGCAGACGTATCGGTAAACCAAGCTCGCAAGGCAGGTGTTAAGTTGCCCACTAATGACCCAAAGGTAGCAAAGCGTCCCGTTGATATGGACGATGAAGGATTCTTAAAACCACGCAAATAATGCCAACTGCTCTTTTTATCAAGCGTGAGGATATTGTACGCAATACCGTAATCTCCGGTAACGTAGATACGGATAAGTTTATCCAATTTATTAAAATTGCCCAAGAGATTCACATTCAGAATTACACGGGTACCAAGTTGTACGACAAGATTTCTGCGGACATCATTGCCAACACACTTGCGGGTAATTACCTATCCTTGGTAACCGACTACTTGCAGCCGATGCTTATCCATTGGGCTATGGTGGAATATCTGCCGTTTGCGGCCTTTACGGTAGCCAATGGAGGTGTATACAAGCACACGTCAGAAAACTCCGTTAATGCAGAGAAAATAGAAATCGACTACCTAGTTGAAAAGGAGCGCACCATAGCCAAGTATTACACGGAGCGCTTTATTGACTATATGTCCTTTAACCAATCCCTTTTCCCGGAATACAATGCAAACGTCAACGAAGACATCTACCCGGACAGAGATTCCCGCCCGGCATCGTGGGTACTATAAGGTAAAGAGCGAGAATCTAATCAAACTACAAAAATATCTCGATGGCAAGTCCAAATAACGATATACAATGGGGACAAGGTTCCGCCTACAACGAAATCGGTTGGGGTCAGGGCTTTATTAATAATATCAGCTGGGGACAAGTTCACCCCAATTCCTACGGACACCCAGAGACGAACCTCACGGGTCAAAGCGGTGAGGCGTATATGTATTTTTATTCACTTAGAGTTCAAGCAGCAGGAGGCGTAATTCAAAACGCTACTTGCGCTGAAGCTCGAATTGATGCCTTATTATGAGCAACTTTTACAACCAAGCATCTTGGGTACTTGTCCCCGATGGAATTGAGGAAGATATAGTATTTGCCCAAAAGCCAACCAGCGGATTGGGTGACCTCACCTTTACGAGAGCATCTGACGCTACCTATACAGATAGTACAGGGGTTGTTAGAAGGAGTCCTTATAATTTGGTCCAGTTTAGTGAGGAGTTTGATAATGCTTATTGGACTAAAGTTAAGGGAGGTGTTGCCCTTATTCCAGTCGTTACGGCAAATGTAGAAGTCGCTCCAAACGGAACAATGACCGCTGACCGAATTGTATTTAATTTAAATGGTGGTACAACGGGGTCTGATTTTTCACAACTTAGAAGTGGTAGTTTTATATATTCCTCCGATACCAGAACACAAAGCATTTATTTAAGAACAACAGACAACACCAATAAGGTCTTTACTTATGTGTCGCCAACAGGTTCGCAAACCTCAATCACGGTAACACCTACATACCAGAGATTTACATTTACATCTACTGGCGTAGGAAGTGACACAATTCGTCTGCGGCTTCTTGGAGCAGGAGAGGGAACCGCAACAAGCGCAACGGTTGCAGCGTGGGGAGCACAATTCGTTGAAGGCACTTCCGCCCTTGACTACTTCCCAACCACCAACAGACAAGACGTACCACGAATCGACTTCCGTAACGCAGACGGGACATTGAGTAGTTGTGGGCGTCTGTTGCTTGAACCGCAACGCACCAACTCCATCCGCAACTCCACGATGGTGGGGGCGGTGGCTGGAAGTCCTGGGACGTTGCCGAATAATTGGCTGGTAACAAACGCTGGACTTACTCAAACTGTTGTTGGTACTGGAACGGAAAACGGACTGCCATACATTGACCTGCGTTTTAATGGTACCGCAAGTGCTGCCGAGGTCTTGGTAGCAAGTGAATTAGGTAGCGCTATAGCAGCAACAAGCGGACAAACTTGGTCTTCTGCTGTTTACGCAAGAACTATTGCAGCACCAGCCGCACCAAATACCAGAAATTTAAGAATTGCAGAAATTTCAGCTATTGGTACAATTGTAGTTAGGCAACTATTCCCCGTTACTTTAACGTCAACCCTTCAAAGATTTGCTGGAACAAGAACATTAAATGGTGGTGCAACTGTTGCATTTGTCAATAGTGGTTTGTTATTTGAATTGACCATAGGAAATACCTACGACTTCACCATCCGCATCGCTGCACCTCAAATGGAATTGGGGGCTTATGCAACTACGTTCATTCCTACCACTACGGCAGCGGTGACGAGGTTGAGAGACGAAGCACAAAAGACGGGAGTTTCTTCAATAATTGGGCAAAGTGCTGGTACCATTTTTTGGGATATAACCGATTTAACTGGAACCGTAACGGGGACTGGTAATCCAGATTTTGGTATTAGAAATACCGCTTTTACGAATTGGATTGGAATTACTACCGATACATTTGCCACACCTTTTAGAGTAGTTGTTCGGGCCACTTCTGGGGTTTTAATTAGTTATATAGCAAATATAACAAGAGTAAAGGCGGCAGTTGCTTGGAGTTCTGCTGGTGCTGTTTTATATGTGAACGGAGTGCAGGTAGGTACAAGTGCAGTTAACCCAAACTTTTCCTTTGATAGAATTGATATGCTTGGAGGTATTATTTCATACAAGACAAATCAAGCCGCCCTATTCCCGACACGCATCACAAACGAACAGCTTCAATCACTCACAACTCTATAACTATGTACTACAGAAAATTAGGATTCACCTCACAAGAATCTTTCAATAGCCTAATGGACGCTGCTGGTCTGCGTCAAGAAGAAGAAGGAGTATTCTCCTACGTTAACTGCGCAGTACACGAGATTGGTACTGTATGCATTGCACAAGATGCTGAAGGTGTATGCACAGCATACGACCCACGCTGGGCAGTAGACATTATCTTCTACCAAGAAGTACCTGCGGAGTTCTTACCCTTTGTAGTTTGGCCTACGCCAGGTTCTGCCGTTCATTGGTTCGGTGGATGGGAATCAACATACGCAGCAGCATACGAACAAGCAACAGGCGAGTAATGAAAACAGATAGCACAAGTGCGGTAGCAACGTCTTGGAGTTTAGCCGTTGGTGGATTAACGATAGCCGAGGTGCATCAGATAGCAGGTTTGTTTGTGATGGCAACCTCTTTTGTTTACACCTTGTGGCGTTGGAATCGGGATATTAAGAATGATAGATAGATTATTTAGAAATCCTAAAACAACGCTTATCGGCCTTATCCTGATTTCCTTTGGTGGAATCTTGGTTTGGTTCGAGAAAGCGTCTTTAACAGAGTTTAGTGCTTTTATAATGGGCGGGTTTGCCTTAATGATGTCAAGAGATGGCGAAGCAACAAGAGACAACAAAAATCAAGAAGTCAAAAAGAAAACTGGGAAGGCACACCAAGAGCCGGAACAAAAGGGTAACGAATAAGGCCTACCGGGGACAAGGTCGTTAAAACCATCATTAGAGCAATAAAAGGCACCTAATGATACTTAAAAGTAACAAAATACATAACCTATGCAACTTTCAAGTAACTTTACACTTGCAGAACTTACGGACACCGATACCGGACTACCTAACGTACCGGGCCAGGGGGAAATCCGTAATCTAAAGCTTTTAGCACAAAAGGTGCTGCAACCTGCTCGTGACAAATTCGGAGTAATTAATGTTACGAGTGGATTTCGTTCACCGGAGGTAAACTCTGCGGTTGGCGGTAGTGCAACATCCGACCACGTACACGGAAGAGCAGCAGACATCCAATGTGATGATATGGCAGCGGTGTTTAACTACATACGCAAATATCTGCCGTTTAAGCAACTCATTTGGGAATTTGGTACCGATGTACAACCTGGATGGATTCACGTCTCCTATGACGTTCTAAATAACCGAGGACAAGTTTTAAAAGCAATCAAGAAAGGTGGAAAAACAAAGTACGTCCAATT